ATAATTATGGAATGTTCCATTTGTTTAGAAGAAATTACAGAGGATAATTTGGCGACCACACCTTGTGGTCATAAATTTCATACACATTGTCTTATGAATTATGGTGCAACTGTAATAGCAAATGCAACCAATACAATAATGTGTCCTATTTGTCGGAATGAATTAGTGTTTATTGAATTAGAAGAAGCAAATGAAATACCCATACAACGACGAAGATTAAATCCAAAAATAATTACAGGAGTTGTTGCATCTATTTCAACAATAACATTAATTTTATGTATTATTGTGTATCAAAAATTATTATAAACTACTTATTGCGACGTGTCTACCATTCATCTTAACATATTGTTTATTATTTTTGCCTAAATAAATCACTCTATCTCTTCCACAAATATGTTTTTTAATAGTTGATTTTTTATAAATCGTACCACCACTTGAACTACTACGATAACGTACTGCGACGTGTGTAGGATATTCGTCAGAATTATCACTTGGATTGTGAACAAATATAGCTTCTTTAATTTCTTGTTTCTTTATGAAATATGGTTCTAAATCTCTTTTTTCTTTAATTCTATCATAAGAACCAGGGTCATTTAATTTTTCAATATATAATCTATATCCTATTCCTCTATTAACGAGAGGAGAATTGTCATTTAATTGTTGTGCTTTATCAAATGCTGCTTTAATAATATCGTGATTTTTTTGTTTTTTATAATAGGCTCGTTTAATATATAATATATATGGATTATATTTATCAATATAATAATGCGGATTTTCAAAATTATGATGTTTAGCTAATTCCCATAAATCTATTGTCATTCTTAATATACTATGATATAAAGTTATCATCAAACGATATAATAAATGTCATCTATATCAATCGTAATTCCTTTTTATAATGGAATTGAATTTATATCAGATACGATTCAATCAGTTTTATCTCAAACATATACGCATTTTGAAGTATTAATAGGTGTAAATGGTCACGCCATTGATTCGCCAATTTGGAATCAAGTACATTCTTTTGTAACAGATTCAAGGATTCGTATTAAACATTATGAGAATCCAGAAGATACACATAATAAGAAATCGGCAACATTAAATCAAATGATAAATGATTGTTCATTTGACATTATTTGTATGTTAGATGCAGACGATTTATGGCTTCCAAATAAACTTGAGAAACAAATGGAGATTTGGAATACAAATAAGTATGATTTAATTGGTACAGGAGGTCATACATTTGGAACACATTCTTATGTTATTCAAATACCAATGGGTGATATTTCCAATATAAACGCACTTGAGAATAATCCAATCATTAATAGTTCATCTATGTTTCGCAAGATAGACGCACATTGGTCAATAGATACAATTGTTGAGGATTATGATATGTGGCTTCGTATGTATGTTTTGAAAAAACATATTTATAATGTACCAGAAGTATTAACACTTCATAGATTGCATCCAACCTCGGCATTTAATGGTAAGAATGATGATGAAGCTAAACGAATTCGTAAAGTGTGGTCTGAAAGAAGACCCATTACATTAGTTACAGCATATTATGCGATTCCCTCTAAGTTTCCGAGTCAGACATATCTTGTTTGGATTAAGAATTTCTTAGAAGCCATACCGTGTCATTTAATTATATATACAGATGAAACAATGTTACCAATATTACAATCAATGAGACAACCTTATTTAGACCGTACCAAAATCATCGTTCGTCCATTTAATGAATTATATATGACACGATTAATGAATGTTTGGCAGAAACATAAACAAATGGATCATGAACATTATCATACAGAATATCTATATATATTATGGAATGAGAAAACCAAATTTGTATCAGATGCAATAACACTGAATCCATTCAAGTCAGATTATTTCTTTTGGTGTGATATAGGAGCATTTCGTACGCCAGAACATCTTCCTTATCTTGTAAATTTCCCAAATCCGGATACAGTATATAGATTGGATGCTTCACAAATATATATACTTCAAATCAATCCATTTAATGAGACCGAGTTGGAGAAAGGCAAAATAATTCCAACATACGATTTTAAGTATGATATACGAGTTGGAGGAGGTATATTCGGAGGACATAAATCAGCTTGGTCTGTTTGGGATAAAAAATATTATGAAATGTTAAAATGTTTTATAGAACATAATAGATTTGCAGGTAAAGACCAAAATATTATGGCTTCAGTTTATATAATGAATCGTGATTTAGTAACATTAATCAACCATAAAACATATTTAAATAATGGTGATAAATGGTTTTATATGGAGTTTTTTCTATCTTAATACTTATAGATATGCTTAATCCGAGACCATCTTCAAGAAGAACTACATTTACAGTAAAGTCAGCCAGACCAAAAAGAGGTGAAGAATCACGTGACCCACTATATCATTATATGGAAAAATTACCTGATTCTATTCGTGGAGAGATTGTTCGAAAATTATCACACGAAACAATAGCAAATTTATCACAAGCTTCCAGAGGTACAAATCAGGTAGAAGGTTTAGTGAGTAAAGATATTCGTGCTAATATACTAAAAAATCAAGACAAAATAACAGAAGAACTTTTAAATCTAATTACAGTAGTCAATCAAAATTTAACAAATAATGCATATCCTAGTATTACGTTAAATACACCATATCTTATAAATAAAGATGACCCAAAAACAAATGGACTATATGCAATTAGTATAATGCATGAATATATTAGTCGTAAAACTAATTTTAAAATTTATTTTCAATCAATGCCAAGTCGTCGTTATGTTATGTTACTAAATATAGATATTCCTACTACGCATTGGGGTATAGGATTAAAGAAAACTATTAAAGAAAATTTGTTAAAAATACCCATTAGATTCTTTGAAAATTTTACGATTGGTGAATTATTTTTAGTATTTTTAAATAAATATGGTTTAAGATACAATGCACCTATTGATCCAGAAACAAATGAAGTAAAATATAATGGTTCATTTATAAAAAACGCAACGATAATAAAAATTAATAAACCATTTAGCGAATATGTTAAAAGTGTAAATAAACTATTATCAGAAGAAAAAGCATCACCTGGTGTATCAAGTGATTCATTAGAAAAACTAAAGAATACATTTGGTGCAGTTGTTGAATTTTTTATAAAATTCAACCCAAAAGTAGGAGGTCGTAAGAGAAAACCATCTGCTAAATAGTATATGTTATTTTATCAATTCTATAGTAACTTTTTGCAACGATTCGTATTAAAGAACTCCTTCAAAATAATCCATTTAATGAGACTGATTTAGAGCAAGACATAATCATTCCAATATATGATATACGAGTTGGTGAACATTAATCAACCATATTTAAAAATAATGGTTTTATATGGAGTTTTTTCTATCTTAATACTTATAGATATGTTAAATCCGAGACCATCTTCGAGAAGAACAACATTTACAGTAAAATCAACCAGACCCAATAGAGGTGAAGAATCACGTGACCCACTACATCATTATATTGGAAAGTTACCTCTTAATGTTCGCGCATCTATAGCCCGATTATTATCACACGAAACAAGAGCAAATTTAGCACAAGCTTCCAGAGGTACATTTGATGTAGAAGGTGCAGTGAGTAGACAAGTTCGTATAAATATAATAAAAAATCAAGACAAATTAACAGAAGCACTTTTAAATCTAATTACAGTATTCAATCAAAATTTAACAGATAATACATCTCCAAGTCAAAGTATAACTTTAAAGACACCATTTCTTATAAATAAGGATGACCCACAAACAATTGGAATATATATCATTAATATTGCACATAATTATAATGTACGCGAAACTCAGTTACAAATTTATTTTCAATCAATTACAAATATATCAAGTGACATACCAAAGTATGCAAATGTTATGTTATTAAATATAAATATTCCTATTATACGGTGGGGTATAGAATTAAAAAACACGATTAAAGAACATTTATTACAAATACCTATTAGATTCTTTGAAAATTTTACTATTAGTGGAGTATATTTAGTATTTTTAAATAGATATGGTTTAAGTTATAGTGCATTTACTATTCCAAATACAAATGAAGTAATATACGAGGGTTCACTTTTTAAAAACGCAACGATAATAAAAATTAATAAACCATTTGTTGAATATGTTAAAGATGTTAATAAAAAATTATCAGAAGAAAAAGCATCACCTGGTATATCAAGTGATTCATTAGAAAAATTAAAGAATACATTTGGTGCAGTTGTTGAGTTTTATAAAAATTTCAACCCAAAAGTAGGAGGTCGTAAGAGAAAACCATCTGCTAAATAATTATTGCATTTTCAACTAAATCATCAATATGAAATTCAGGTCCTTCTTTACCAAACCAATTTCGGGGAATATAAATAGGAGCATCAATATTTCTTCTGAAATAGTAAGCATTTAGTGACATAGAAGAGTTTGCAATAACGAATGCATCACACATTGACATTAAATACAATGTTCTAAGTGGGTCAATTTCATCAACAAATACTTTATCTTTATTTTTCCAAAGTTTCCAATCTTTAATACTTTCAATATCGTCTGAGAAGATTAGCCATTTAGAATCACTAAATGATTCAAGGGCTTTTTCATAATATTCTTCTCCTATAATGGAATGATAGTCGGGTCTTTTTAAATAATCTGTGCGACGAATATGAACACATACAGTTTGTTTATCATTTATTATACTGTTATATTTATCCATAACAGATGTATAAATATCCTTAGTGTTATCAATTAGAATATCTTTGATTTGTTTCCAATATGTATTAAAATATTTATAAGATTGAAAGTAACCTTTAATAATCAACATAGATGTACCTACATTAAATGACAATGGACTATATTTAAATCCACCTTCATCATATACAGATACTGAATTACAATGTCCCATACTTTGTAAAAGAGGTGTTCCCATAAATTGAGCGTGTTTGAATAATTCTCTATATGCAATAAATGGTGGTCTAACTGTATCTATATCATTTACATTATCGTCACTACGAATAATAAGAGTTGCATTGTATTTAAGAGCCAATGCGAGTCCAACATTATGTTGAAACAATAGATTACCAATGCCTCCACCATATGGGTCAATTACAACGTATGATACCATTTTATTTAATTAATATTTTTATCCTTATTACAATTTTTATTGTAATAGTATATTACAATTTTTATTGTAATAGTATAT